CCAGAATCTACGACTTCAACAGCAGTTATGATTCCTTTAGCATTCGTGGCTATAGCATTAACATAAGCATTATGACCCTTAAAGCCACCTAAACCGTCTGGTATGTTCAAAGATTCAATATCCGGTTCAATAATATCAACTATAGGATCATTACTATATCCTGAACCTGGGTTGATATGTGAAAGATACGTAATAGTACCAACTTCAAGTAATTTATAAGTTAAAACTTCATATAACGGCGTGTCTAAATTATCTAGATACGGAAGTCCAGCTGTCCAAGAAGGAAATTCCCAGTTAGTATTACGCGTCACAGCTGTTATATTAGCTGTAGCACCTGAATAATTATCAGTTATGGTTTTTGAAGGAATGAAATAACCATTAACATAATTAACTGTTATAGAACTAGTATTACTAGTAACTATAATGCCGTTGCTTACTATCGTACTTTTTGGCCAAACAGTATTAATTGTAATTACGCTGTTAGTAACGTTTGATACCAGTGTTATACCAGAAACTAAATTAGCAGAAGATAGCATTGAATCATTAGCTGATGTTAACCAGATAAGTGATTCTTCTGATCTATACGCGTATAAGTTGGCTATACCAAGAGCGCTGTTTGATAGTCTCTCACCGCTTTGAACATAAGTAATAGTCTGTGTTGAACAATCAAGAATTACTACATTCGCTGTTGAGCTTACAGTATTTCCTGCGAGCGAAAAATTATTAGTTAAAGCGTTTATAGCTACGTTAACGCCCGACGATGTAAAATCAAGCGTTGTAAGTTTATAAGTATTAATAATATCAGTATTATAATAAAATATTTCTTTATTAGTTAAACCGCCGACTCTAAAAGACGCGCCAGTTCCACCAGATGATACATTAACAGACGTTAAACTGTTTGTTGCTAGAGATAACTCACCGACAACTTCAACATTTGAAGCAGTTGTTGAAAATGCTCCCGTAACACCAGTTAATATAGCGATTGTTGAGTTTGATGAATACACCGTACCAGTTGCAGTATTTGGGCTGGAACCAGAAGCAGTCTGATATACAGTCTCACCGACTCTGAATGAATCACCTTTATCAGTATAATTTATCGTAGTGTAATTTGGATTAACTGTGACTATAGCGTTTGTTGAAAATCCAGACCCACCATTGAGAAGAGTAAAAATAACTTTACCGTTCTCATCACGTGTAGAAACAACTCGGGCCTTTCCGTCAGAACCTGCACCATCAACGTTAAGCGTATCTCCCGGTTCAAACCCGTATCCACCATTTGTAATGCTTATGGCAGTCAACGAACCAATAATTGTTGGTGCGTTATCAAATGTTATTTCTTCTACTTGATCACTGTATATCTGTTCACCGTATTGAAATGCACCCTGAATAGATGACAGATATATTACATTAATGACTCTATTCTGTTCAATCTTCTCAGTTACTGACTCAACTACAGCAGTTGCATTACCCGATGAACTTCTTATTTGATTACCAACAAGTTTATATAAGTAAGGATTGCCAGTAGTTTCAATGTATTTTGGAATCGTCCACACACCATCGGATGGCCTTAATAGGTGCTGACCAGGAAAATAAAGACTTATATCTTCATCAAATACCATTCTAAAGAGAAGTTCATAAGCTCTCTTTGTACCTTTAGACCTATATAAATCTAATATGTGTTTTACTAATTTTCTTTTATCAGCCAGTAAAGATTCTGGAATTTCTGATACATACGTATTTAAGAAATATTTTACAAATTCATCTGCTGTAGTATCAATATCAAAATATTCTGGTAAAGATCTAGTTTTTGTTACTACATCGCCAGTAGTAGATTCAAGCCATTCGTAATAAGCTTGAACAAACGATACAAAAACAGGACCATTCTCTTGATAGAAACTAGGAAATTGCTGCGCGATGTGTGATGAGATGAACTTAGTAAGATCAGTCATTACACACTCTCAATGGTTATTGCAATTCCGTTGGCTACATCAATTTCTATAACATCATTCTGCTTAGCAAAAACGTTCTGCTCTTCTGCTATAACATAAAATTCTATACCTTCACTATCTTCAAAGCTATTAATAATAATGTTATTGATAGAAACATTACCGTTAGTATAATCAATTGTTCCAATCAAACTATAAGTTTCTTTACCAACAGTAGTTACATCTTTTAGATATAAATTGCTAGAATTATTGATTACATTTAAACCCATGCTAGTCTGTGTTAATGTTAGTGTGTTATTGTTGGGATTATAATCAGTAAAACTATACAATCTACCGTTTGTTGAGAATATTGAAGAGTATAATGAACCGGTCTTTATTTTATTTCTAAAATTAACAGTTATAGATTCGCTCAAATTTAGAGTGGGCGTACTTATTTTTTTAAGAATTACGTCTACTTCATTTGAAGAAATAGAAGTATCTGAGTTATTAATATCTTCTAGAAGCTGAGAATACTTAAATTCTGTATCAAAGCTTTCTAAATAATTATTATTAAAATCTATAACAGTGTTTTTAACAGATGTTGTGATATCGGCCGGTGACTTTATAGTACTAGAACTCTTATACTTTACTAGTATGTTTAGTTGTAGATAAAGTATATCGGGGTCAACGAACGCGGGAATTAATCCAAGCGTCATTCTTTCTTTTAAAAATACTTCTATTTGATACTTTTCTGAATCAGTTAAAGCATAACCAGATTGTGTAACCGGGCAAACGTATACTTTACCGAATCCAATTTCGTCTGTAGCAGTCTCGCCGCCGTATACGTGTACATCTTTTACTGATGGAAAATGCTGCAGTATAAGTGTTTTAAAGTCGCTGGTGGTGATAGCTCTTTCTTGAGTCTGAAACCACTTTGTAGCGTTTTTCTTTATCTTGTCAGTAGTTTCACGCTCAGAGCCACCGGCAGACATATCTACTACATCTATGTTTGGAATAATAGCTGATCCATAACCATTATATGAACCCAAATTATCTACGAGTGTAAATCCTTTAGCACCGTTGCCTATATCACCGCCAGTGAGACGATACGTTACTTGAATAAGCGCGCCGTCCGTTGGTTTTCTTCCAATGATATCATCACCGAAAGTTAGCTCATACAAATCGTTATCTGCAGCTTGAATAAAAAACACGTTAGAAGTATTCGCTACGTTAAAGTAACTCGTAGCTTTAATGAATTCTGAATTTGATTGGCCGTTGTTTTCTGATACTAGAACATACACACTATCAGTATCAAGAGTATCATTTGAAAGAATAAATCTTTGATTGATTACACTATTATCTACTATAAAACTTTCAGTTACGTTTGTTCCTTCATAAATTTTTAAATTTTCTGCAACGAAAGTATTACTAGAAGGATAAAGAACTACAGACTCATCAGTGACAAAAGTAAATGTACTATTTGAATTTTGACCAGAAAATCTAGTTCCTCGTGGAATCTCAAAAACATCCAGCCCGGATTGCGCAAATGTGCATGTTATTGAAGCTACGGCTGATCTTCTGCTGGTCGGTAAATAATTGAGAGTTTTAGCGTGTGATATCACACTGTTTCTTAACTGTGCTGAATCAAGAAACATTTCAGACGCTATCATATTTAAATAGTATGAATTTAGATAAGTGTTGTACGCTAAAACATCTAGCAATACGGAGAAGTTTGATCCTTCAAAATCATAATCAGAGAATATCGCTTGATTCTTAAGATACTGCTTAAGATTATTTTTGATAGTGTCAAAATCTAATGATACTAGACTTATTGAAGTGTTTGCCATTATTAGCGCGCTCTTTGTAATGATACGTATAAAGTTTGTATTCCAGTTATATTTATCACATTGTATACGATCGTTACATTAACATAATTATTATCAGCGTCTAAATCAATACGAACATCTTGCAAATTCACGCGTGGTTCATTATCGGTTATAGTTTTCTGTATATGATATTTGATGTCATTGCCGATAAACATGTCATCTAATTCAAAGAGAGATTTAAAAACGTTAGAACCAATATTCGGTTGATATAATCTCTCGCCGTAATTAGTATATATCAAATTTTTTAAAGATTGTTTAATAGAATCGGCGTCTGTAATTCTACCGAGATTACCGGTTACAGGATGAGCTACAAAATCTGTGAAGAAATCAGAAAATGTATCTCTTTTTACTTCATCTAATTTTCTAAAAAAATCTATTCTAGTTGTGGCCATCTAAAACTCTTTAATTATTATTTATATTGAAACGAAAAGTTTAGGATAAGCACTAACTATAATATTATCAGAAGTGTATAAACTACCAATCATTCCTACACCCCGGCCGTCTACTTTAAGCTTAGTAGAAGCCAAAGTCATTACAGAAACATCTGGCCCGCAACCAACAAACGGGTGTGGGCCGACCAGGTCACCCTGTAACGCGACTGGTATACCACCAACAAGAAGTTTTGAAACACTTGGCCCCGTAACAGTCATCATTGGGCCGGCACAAAATTTACCTAAACCTGTTAATGAAAATACTGCGTCTGCGCCGTTACCTCTAGCAACTGCTGGCATTAATAATCTCCCTGTGCTATTAAATTCTGGAACCGAGTAATACCATGACTATATTCCCAAACAATATTCTGAGGTGTTGATAAACTCGATGGACCGCCAGTATAATTTACAGTAAAATCATGAGTTATTGTAGCTACCGTAACACTCGGTGGGGTCCAACCAACGATAGCTAACCATTGTGTGTTGGGTGTGTTATATGGAAGTGTTCCCACTGTAAAATCATTCTTTAAAAAAGTATAAACTTGATTAAAAACGTTAGTCGGAGTTCCACTCACTCTAATAACACTATTACTCACTTCATTGACTGATAGACCTTCTACATTTGGAGTAAAACTAAAAACAACATTTGAAACAGGAACTGAACCACTAACAGACGATGTTACAGAAAATGATAAATCCATTGAAAAATATTCTTCATCGTACACGGACGGAATGATAGCTGAACCGTAGTCTCCTGGTATTGACGCTGGAACGTTTACTGTATTACTAACACTGATACTAACAGTAAACGTTTCCGGTGGTGATGATTCTGACATTTTATATAATGCTTACAAGCGGAGCGATCATACTGATAATGCCGGCAGAATTAATATCAGTAACACCGCCTGAATTAATATTTGTAGCTCCAGCAGAATTGATTGTAGTGACACCACCGTTGATAGTAACTGTGGGTGAAGTAATAATAATTCCTGCAGGTGTTAACACTATGCTAGAAACAGGTGCACCAGCTGGACCAACAGAAAGTTTAATCGCTACTGGAGATACTATTTCAACTATTCCTACTGCGGATACACTGACGTCAACACCACCAAATATAGAAACATCAGTACCGCCATTTATAGCAACACCCGTAACACCGGCTATGCTAGCACCGCCGAGAGTCGTTAAAGCTATATCACCTAAAGCATTTATAGTTTTAGAACCAACAAGAGTCTCAATTGATTCACCCTGTGCAGTAGAATAAACACTTCCGCTTATCTGACTAACTAAATCACCTTCAGTAGTTAAAGACAAATCATCATTAGAATGAATGTGCACTGTTTCGCTGGAACCAATAATTATCTCTCCACCCGCCGTTACAGTCATATCTCCTGAAGTGCACTGGTTGATGCCAGAATCACCAGTGTTTATATTATAACCACCCTCTATCTTAAGATCTTTATGACCATCTACAGTTTCTGTAAATCCATCATTATAGTAATGATAAGCTTTATCTACAGAAACCATTGTAGTTTCACCAGACGGTCCTATTTCAACGTAAGAACCTTTGGTGTGAGCAATTTTTATAGATTCACTGCCGGGTGTATCATTAATGTGTATCTCATGACCGCTTCTAGTTATAGTAGATTGATTGTACGGATACTGTGCGTTAAACACCGAATCTGGGTGTCTAGCATTAAAATTTTCGTCTGTTGTGTCTGACATTATACAATACTCGTTTTCAATGCTGTTTTAACTAATACTTTTTGTTTATATGTTTTCATTTGAGATTGCAAGAATCTTCCTTTTAAAATATTAAAAATACTCTTAATCATTTTTAATATTTTGAATATTCCACCAATTGTTAACGCAGTAACACCCGCTGCTAATTTTTCTATTTTATCAATAAAAGCAATAATTCTATTAATCATATTAACAATTTGTAACAACACAGAAGCAGCAATCGCGCCAATTAAACCAGGATCTTCTACTATAGCTATACCCAAATGAACAGCTGGTGCTATTTTTCTAATAAAAGTTGCTGTTTGATTGATAGCTCCAGCAAAATCTTTTTGATTAAAACTGGTACCAACACTCTTGAACACATTAGTAGTATTTTTTAAAAATTGAAATTGCGTCTCAAAAAATATGTGTTGACTGGCTGAAGAATAATTTGGTTGATCGTTTCTTAAAGTATAATACGGTGTTTGTGGTATTAGACCATCATCAACAGAGGGTTTCCATTCGATATATCCGGGATAAGGATCATTTTGTGGTGATCTATAAACCTGTATATAATTGCTCGGCGGTGCTGGAACAAGATTTTCTGGAGGACCAATCGCAACGTTGACTGAGAGTGAAATCGGAGGAAGAACGATTGAATCTAAAATTCTGCCTGATACTATATCAGAAATTTCAGTAGTAACACCGTGAATGTAGCCGGCTAATTGATTGAGATCATATACGACTGATGCTAAAATAATGTCATCGTCTGTGTAGTTCTTTTGATTAACATGATTAGGCGCGCATCCAAGTGAAGAAATCGCATCTATTAAATTGGCTACAGCAGATATAGTCCTAGCTGTCTCATTCAGCGCGTATAGTAATTTAAAAAGACCGATTCGTTTAGCTGTTTGCAGTAGAGCGTTCTTGATAGCTCTAACTGCTATTTTTATAAGTCTATTAGCATAACTAGTAATCAAAGATCCGATATCTAAAGCACCAAGCATAAAAGTCGGCATACACGGAAGTGAAGATATAGTACTACCCGGGTCTACTTTATTAATAAGGTTTAGTACGTTACTAGTATCATTTGGATCAGCGTATCCAATGGTTGCGGCTTTGGGTATAGACATATTACGTTCAACGTCTGCAGTTATTATTGATCCAGTATTATTCTTAACACTGGAAACGTCTTTAGCACCTGCATCAATAAGCGCGATATTATTTCTTTGTGACGACAAATAAGAGTAAGGGTTGTAAGGAAGTGGCTGACCGTCCGCGGATAACTGAGCCGAGCTGGGTATAGACCCACCAGCCGAAACATCTATACTTGGCGCGCCATTCTCGAGCTTTCCATCTATAACGTCGCCTGACTTACCGAGAGAACCTAATATTACCGGTTGCTGGTAATATTCATCTGCCCAGTAACCAAGCACGCGGGATCCTTTAACTAGACCGACCGGCGCTGTACCTATTCTGCCGTGAGCGGCCGAAGTAACTGGCTGGATAGGTAAAGCCCAGGGAAGTGCTTCATCAGGTATAGCTGTTTTGTTATCATGGCGTCCATACACTCTGATTTGAACTCGACCAGACTGATGAGGATCATATACGTTTACTACTTCACCAACCCACCAATTGAAACCGTTTTGTCCTAAATCATAATTAGCCATACTAAGAATACTT